TCATTGAGCATCAACCTGTCTTTCTAAAAATTCAATTAGCTTATTCAGCCTTTCCAAAGTTTGTTCTTTTTCTGATTGAATTTGTAATTGCTCTACATGCTTTGTAAAATCCCCTAACTTTATTTGAAACGCTTGACTTCTATGTAAAAAATCTCTCATATTAGTGTCACTTTCAAATACCCTTCCTTGATTAACAGCACCAAAAATATAACCAAAATCTAACGTCAATTCTTTTAATAATTTATTTACCGTTTCCATATGAACCCAACCTTTATTATGTAATATCAATTTTTAAATTATTTCACTTAAATAATTCCTATGTCGATTCCATTTAAGTGCTATTAACTTATCTTCTCTAAAACTTTATGCTTTGGATAGTGATTATTTAAATATTCTTTTAGACTTTCTAAACATGTAATACTATCATCAAATATCGACTTTCTTAAAAAACCATTATATAAATAAATTATATTTTTAAGCTCCACAACACAAAATAAATTTTCTTGATTATCATCCAATTGAACTAAACTATCATATTGAATATCTATATTTTGTGATTGTTGATAGATAAATTTTGTATCATCAACCCCTTTAATTAATTCTAGTTCATCCTCATTCCAAGTATCCATTAGTATTAAACTAGATACAGAACTGTCCATACATTTACATTCTAAAACATTTCCTCCCTCATCGCTTAAAATAACATTTGTAATTCCACCATTAAAGTCCTTCAATAACTCGTGTGAGATATTACTTTCATTGAAAAGAACTAACTCTAAAATAGCTGTTGTTTGTAATTCATTCACTTATATAACCTCCCAGTATTACACTAAACTAACATATTTTTCTCAACAATATTAGATTTGTTCTTATTTTATCACGAACAGATGTTCGTTTACAAGTTATTTTAGAGAATTTTTACATTTTATTTACTGTTTAATTAAAGATACCCTCGAAAACTAGAGAATTGAATTTATAAAGCTTAAACTATCGTCATCTAAAAGTGTTCTTAAAAATCTGCAATAAAAAAAACTGGTATCACACCAGTTCTATAGTTCTATATTAAAATGTCCATAATTTTTTTTCATAAAATCAAAATCTAATTTATGTTTAAGCACAGAATAACTTACATATTTATTATCTTTGTTTGCAAAACCTGTATCATATTTAAGTGCCACTTTCTCAAGTAGTTCTTTATTCACCACTTTTATTTCATTATCTTTAACCATTTCCCAAATATACCACATCATTCCTGATATTTGGATGGTACTAGCAATTAAATTATTATTATCAAAAACTGTTTTTGCTAATTCTAATGCTCTATTCCCGAAGGAAGCTCTCAGTTGAATATCACTACTTTTTACATTTGCTTTTTTAAAAATATAGGTATTGTCAGAGAAGTATTTTTGTCCTTGTTTAGGAATTAAACTCGTCGAAGACACTTTGTCTAATTTTTCAAGTTTCCAATAAAGATCTTCTGTAATATTTATTTTTCTTTTATAGCCTTTATTACTCGTTAATCTAGCAAAATAATGACTATTCTCTTCGCTTAAATCTTCCATTTTTAAATTTAGTATTTCACTATAGCCTTCTCCTTTTATTCCTTCGAATAAACATAATAAAAATACTGCATGTCTTTGGTCATCAAATGAACGCATATAAGTTAATAATTGGTCTCTAGTGTATCTTACAATTGATGCTTTAAAAACAAATCTACTACAGTATTCCATATCAAGGATACTTGGTAATCTTTGTGAACGATTTTTTGTATAACCGTTCATAATTGCCCAATCTATATATCTAGAAATAAAACCAATAGACGCACTTAACGGCTGGGGGCTAGGAGATTTTAAGCTATAAAACAATTCTTCTAACTCCACTTTATTCATATCAAAAATATCTTTATTTTTTTGATTCTCAATTTGAGTCGCTTTATTAAAGAGAGAATAATACGTAGTTAAACTATTATCTTTTACATCTAATGTTGTTAAATACCATTCCTTAATATCCTTATTAAATACATTATCTTTTAGCATCATTTGTACACCTCATTATTGGATTAAGTTCCTAAATATTTTCCGAAGTTTTTTTCTATTTTGAACGCTAAGTCCACCATATTGATGAATACCTAGCTCTTCCCATAACGGATTTTGAATAGAAAAGTCTAGCTGATTTAAGTAATTACTCAAACCTTCAAATGTGATATTTTTATTATGCATTTGTGCTGCCAATTCAATATGACCATTAAACATTCGATTTCTAAACATTAAAGAGTTTTTATCATTTAAATGTTCTTTATAAAACGCAAAAAGATACATCATATAGTCATTAATCACTTTAGCTACCTTTACTACTTCTATTCGACTTTCTAATTGAAAGCTACTTTCGATTGCATTTGAAAGCTCTGAAAAAGTAACGACTTCACCATATGAATATTTAATATTAGAATTTGAAGTGATCCTTCCCTTCAATTCCCCTTCAACCTTTAATTCAATTACCACTTCATCCGATAACTTATCTTTGGCCAATTCTTGCAATCTTGGTTTTGGAATAGGATTAGCTTTTGCCATATCTACTTGAACTCTTTTGCATTGTGCTTCCGTCATATTTGAAAAGATAACTATCATATTTCCCTCTAGTTCAGTCTTCTTCATATAGGCGTTATAAATAGAGAACGTTCTATGTGCACCATCTAAAACATCCAATATAGTACCTTCTAACAAAGTCAGCGTTTTTTCCTTGTCATCATAAAATAATTCCAATCCTTCATTCCCTGTACCAACTTTAGCATTGTATCTCAGAGTAGAAGTAATCAAATCTCCATTTAAAGTTTGTTTTTCAATCTCACGTAATGATTTAGGATTTAGATTCATCACTTCTATTATTTCGCTTTTTAGCTTTTTCTTTTTTGCTTGTCGCTGAATATTGGGGTTATACATCGTAATACCACTCATCCACAACTTCCCAATGATTGCATTTGGTATCACTGCAGTGAATTCGTTATGTCCTGTTTTTATAACATTTTCAAAAGAATAAGGTAAACTGATAGTCTCTTCATAAGGTGACACTCTTTTATACAATCTTAATTCTTTAATTTCAGAAGGATTTAACCATTCCTCTATCCAATTTGAATTAGTTTCTTCAAGTTTTAAATTAAATTGTTCGCCTAATAATACTAACTCAAATAAATTTGCTTCTTGTAATACATCTTCGTCGTTAATCATTTCTAAAATATTTCCGATATTTATGTTATGTCTATTGAGTTGAATAGCAATTTCATCTAAAAATAAATCATTCTGAACGATTAATGGAATTTTAGCTATAATCTCTTCAAATAATAATTCACGGGTTTTACCAATTTTCAACGTTTACACTCCCTCGTTTTTCCATTAATTATCTAATTATTTCAATAGTACCATACGAGAAATTAAAATGTAACTATTATAAGTGAATTAATTGAAGTTATAATTAATTGATTGAAACTTTGTTAAAAATATTTGAAATACCTTTATATAGGTAGAAACACAGTAAATATGTATATCGAAGATTTTTTATAAGTTAATTAATTAAAAATATATTGAATAATTCTATGTTACAACTATAATAACAGTAAGAGCAACTGAATTAAATGAAAGGAGACGATGTTATTGGCTCATCAAACAGCTAAAGATGCGAGATTTAAACAATTAGTATTATCAGATGAAACAGTAATTAAGGAATTATTGACGTATAGAGGTTCGATTGATGATACGTTGTTAAACGGAAACCAAGGAGGCTGTACGTCTAGCACCTTAAAAATGAATACGGATGTTATTAGTTTATTTATCGATTTAGATGAATTAATCAAAAAAATCCTAAATGAGGAACAGATAAAATTACTTACCTACATAGCTAAAGACTATTCATACCATAAAATTGGACAGCTTTTAGAAATTCCTATTAAAACAGTGGGACGCAGATTAACTACCATTTGCTCACGAATAAAACAAGAAAATGATCGACAATGGAGAAAAACTGTTTATACGGAGAAATTACATTTAAAATCGAAACGATGTAGCAAATGTAAAGAAGTGCTTCCTGCTACTGATGAATTTTATAGCATAAACAACAGTAGCAAAGATTTATATCATTCACAGTGTAAAAAATGCAAAAAGTAAGGAAACAATATTTGGGCGAAAATAGTAGTTTTTTAGATACACTAGTCAACTTAATAAGTAGAAGGAGCATTTATATGAAACTACAATTACCTCACGCTATCGTAGAGCTGAATGTAAATCTTCCAATTGAGGAAAGAGTTCAGTACATAAGATGTATGCTAGAAAATGAAAAATTAACTTATAAAGGTGAAGAAATTCCCTTAGAGTTATATTTTAGTATCACAGCAAATACATATAATACATTAATTTTATTGGACATGATAGGTTATTATTTAACAAAAGGATATTTCACAAAAGAGGAATTACTTTTAGAAGAAGAAAATTTGAAGTTTATTAAAGAAACAAAAAAACGTAATAAAAGACGTAGAGAAATCACTCAATTACTTAAAAGCCAAGGGGGGCAGCATCGCTTGCAAGATAATTATGTACTATCTCATTATAAACAAAAGGAAATCAAAAAGGGATCCACAAGACATAACACTTTTTCAAATACTTCCTATTTAGAAGCTATTACTTTCGGCATTGAAGAGGTAGAAGAGGAGTAAGTATAATGAATGAATTAATTTAAAATTATAAAATGAAGCTTTCAAATGTATCTATGCACTTTGCATGGATACATCATGAAGGTTTCATATAAAATTTTCAATAAGTACATAATGTTTAAGCTTAAATTCAATAAATAAATAGTAGGTGATGCCATTGCATGAATTAATGTAAAAAAACAAACGAAACCTTCAAAAATATACCCTTCTCTTAGGAAGTGAGGACAAAGGAGAATGAAAATTGTAAATAATTTATCTATGTTTTATCAACTATTGATAAATGATAAAAAATTACTTCGTTTACTATATTATTTACCAAAAGATGATGTAGACGACCCACTGGATGAGTCAAAAATTGAGGTTTCTATGTTACCTGAAAAAGATCTTATTATAAACAATTTACTTGTAATTGGAGACAAAACAAACGATTTAACAATGGATTCTTCTTTTTGTCGAATATGTTTATATACTGGTTCACGAACACCTCAAAAACATTATCTTAACAAAACAAAGCAATTTATAGATAACCCTTATTGTAGCACGCAACAATATATTTTCGATATTTATACACCCAATTCAATTAATAACGTAGATTTTCGACTTGATTGGCTAGGTGAAGCGCTTAATGAAGTACTATTTCATGGGGAACAAGGAGAATTAAATGAGTTGAGATTCCATAGTGGGATGCCACTATTAAATATGCCTAATGGTTTTGTAGGTTATCGTTGGACTTATATCCTCCCTTCCGACCAAAAAGCACGAGGTTATCAAAAATGAGCATTTCAACAATAAAAGCATTTGGCAAGCCTACCCCTTACAAGGGTTTACATCTTCATCCTATCCGAATGAAGGATGCTGATGAATTTTATGATTGTGTACAATGTTTACTTTTGCCTAAAAACGATTTTCAAGAACCCGAAGTCATTAGAATGTCTTATTTCATGTTTCTCCTAGCCCTCTCCCAAAATAAAGATGGTAATGATTTAATCGTAAAGCTATTGGCATTATACCGGTTGATCTTTAAAACAGAAAACATACAGTTAACGGTCAATGAAAAAGGCATGGCGTTTATTATTGTCGACGGTATTTCCTTACACGAACGTGATTTTGATAAAATCAAGACCATTATTAGTGAGCAAAACCTTATCGATTTAGATGATGAATTTATCGACCCAGATACAAAAAAAGCGATACAAGATGCGCGTGCATTTATGGCCAAAAGAAAAACAAGACAAGCAGATATAGAGCAGCAAATAGTAGCCTATCATTGTAAATCTGGGCTCCCCTATCACGAGATACAAAACTTAACACTTTATCAATTCCATAAAGGCTTAGTACGTATGGATTATATGATTAGTAGCGATGCAATTTTAAATGCACGTTATTCCGGTATGGTTGAATTTAAAAATGAGCAAGATCTCCCCCATTGGTTAGGACATATAGAAGAACCAAAGAAAAATGAAGATGTCATTATGACAAAAACTACATTTGATAAACAAATGAAACAACTAGGACTTGATCCCAGTTTCAATAAAAAACAATAATCTAAAAGGATGGTAATTTATTATGACACAACAAAATCAATTTTTAACTTCAGTAGCAAATGTTCGTTTATTTGATCGTTTAACAGATGAATTAATTCTTAATGGGAAAACATTATTAAATTCATCAATGACACAAGCAATTCAAACACAAGCAATTCATGCAGGGAAAGGCTCTAAAAAAGTTTATGAACTTAACTACCAAAAAGAATTGACATTCTCCATTGAAGATGCTGCATTCGATACGGCTTATATTGCTTTGCAAAATGGGACAGAAATTAATCATCAATTAGCGGAATTCTATACAGATGAAATTATTTTACTTGATGGAAATGGGAAAGGAACATTAGCAGATACGCCAATTGGCAAAGTCCATGTGGAACAATTAAACGGCACGTTCTCACAATACACTCCAACTGGTAAAGATATCTCAATTCCAACTTTAGCTGGCAAAGAAGTGCAGGTTGTCTATGCAGTACAGGAAATGATGGATACGATTGAAATCTCAGCTGATTCATTCCCGAAAGCTGTGCGCATGGAATTAAATGTAGATATTCGCTCTAACAATGGGAAAACAGGTGAAGTCATTATTGAAGTGCCTAACTTTAAACCAAATGGTGCAGTGGAAATTTCAATGACGCACGAAGGTGTAGCTTCTTCTTCTCTTGCAGGTAGCTCACTGGCTGATAAAAAAGGAAACTACGCCTACATTAAACTTCGCAAATTAACGGATGAAAAGGTACAAGTTACAGCATTAGCTTCAAATCCTTCTCGTTTAGTTCTTGATTCAGCTGTTCCAGGAGATTCACAAAAAATCACTGTACTAGGTATTCGCGGTCCTGGTTACAGTAATGTACTTTTACAAAACAGTGATCTAACATGGACTTCAAAAAACCCAACAATTGCAACTGTCGATACAAATGGTGTTGTAACGTTAGGCGCAAGTGCCGCAACGAATGACCAAACAATTATTGAAGTAACAGATGGTACATATATTGAAACAATTACTGTAGATGTCATTTAAATAAATTAATTTAAAAATGGTAGAGAATATGCTTCTCTACCGTTTTTATTCTAAAAGAAGGAGCGAGAAAATGGCTAAACGTGAAACGAAATTAACTTTAGTAGATATTCAAAAAAATGCTGATGAGCTAAATAAAAAGCAAAAGTTTTACATTGATAAAAATCTTGGAAAATTTATTTATTACTATCCAAAGTTCAGTAAACGCAGAAAAACAATGTTAATTAATGATTTAGCAAGTACATTTGAATATGTTCAACAAAACAACTTGGATTTCTTTAAAAATGACCATGAATTACAACACTATATTCTCTTTTTAATTATCAAACATTTTACTGAACTAAAAGCTGAACTGAAAGATAAATCAATTGAAACGCATTTTGCTACGATGCACAATCTAGTAGAACTTGGCTGGTATGACCTATTCCTAATGGACATGTTCTCTGTTCAAGAAATCTCACATGTTCTCGAAGAAATTAGTAAGCAATTCAATATAAGCATCCAGTTTTTGGAGCTCGAAAAGCAATTAATGAGTAAATTAGAATCCAATGCCAAAATAGAAAAATAAATAGTTAAAATTTTGAACTACTCCCCTACCTTTTTAGGTGGGTATTTGAACATTTTAGGATATTTATATATTCGTAGAAAATTAGATAAAACAAGAATACAGTTACTATTTTAGGGCTGTATTCTTGTTTTATCTCATATTAGGAGGGAAAAACTATTGAGTACTAACCGTACACGATCAAATAAACCAATGAATTTATTAGTCGCACTAGGAGTCAATGACGAAGTTTCAAAAAAGAATATTAATACCTACATAGAGAGATTAAAAAATATCAATACATTTACAGTAAACCTAGACGTAAAAGGTTTTAATACGAATCCATTTATGGAATACGAACAGCAAATTAATGCCCTACAACAGCAATTAAACACGTTAAATTCACAAATTCAAAATATTGGAAGTGAATCATCCCCTACCCTTTCACAATTTGAAGAATTCAAACAACAAATAACCACATCAGTAAATTCGATAGCTAAGTTTAATGAAGCAGTCGATGATAGCAATATAAATGTAAAACAATTTTATAAGCATTTAGCAAATATTCCTACTGGTGACTTACAATCACTAGAGCAACTCGTAAAGCAATTAAAAAACGAGGTAGAAAAAGTAAGTTTCAACCATTTTCAATTAAATGGTGTACAAGAAACTCAACAAAGTTTGCAAAATCTCGAAACAACATTATCCAACTTTTACGCATTATATAATGGCTATGCAAACAACACGGACTTTGAACAATTAACAGCTCAAATTACAGATTTAAACTCTCAGATCACAGACATTCAATTCGGTGAAGGTTTCAACATCGCCGGTATATCAGAAATCTCAAGCCAACTAGAAAAAATTAATCAAGGAATTATAGGTTTTAATAAAAATACAATAGAAACCGCCCAAAGCTCTACTTCGCTTACTGATACATTAGTCGGTGCAATAGAAACAACAACCACACTGAAAGAGACCTTTTCAACAGCTGGGACAACTGTAGCGACGTTTGGAAGATCGCTATTATCTGCAACAGGCATCGGCTTAGGCCTTATGGCTGTTGACTTTGTTATAGGGAAAATTAGTGAAAGCATCGCAAAAGCAAAGCAAAAGGCAGAAGATTTTAAAGTCTCTCAAAAAGAAATGGTGGATACTTATAACCAAAATTCAATTACAATCGATAGTTTAATTCCTAAATATGAACGATTAAGCGAAATTGTTAACAATGGGAATGCTGATAATAGTACCCTTGCAGAGTATCGTGATATTCAAAATGAATTAGCAACGCTTCTCCCTTCACTAGCCACAGGTGAAGAAGAATATGGCAAGAAAATGGTGGGCTCAGTTGAATCTATTAAAATAAAAACAGCATTATTAAAAGAGCAATTAGAAATTGAGAAAGAAATAGAAAATGCTAAATCTGAGGAAGATACAACCAGAAAAAATTTCATTGAGGATAAATTAGATAGCTATGATAATCATAAGTCCAATATTGAAAGCAAAATTAAAATGTTTGCCAATATAAATGACGCTAATATCTACAAAAATGTAAGTCCTAATTATAAAATAGATTTTTTTGAGAAAAAAGAAAATTTTTGGGATGAAAATATACCTATTTATAACTCCGTTGAAAAATTGGAAAAATTACTTCCTGAGCTTAAAAATAAACTCGCAGATGCCAAAATAGGAGGAACAGAAGAAGATGTTAAATACTTAAATTCATTAATATCAAGTACAGAACAATACATTAAATTACTACAAGAGCCATCTCTCGAATTAAATAAAGTATCCTCTGAAATAAAAACAGGCTATATTGAGAACTTAGAATCTATCCTCAGTAAGAATGAAAATATAAAAGGAAGTACTATTGACTTAGCTCAAACGCTTAGTTCTCAATTAATTTTTTCATCGAATACAAGTGAAGTCCAAAATTTAAACTCTGCGTTAGAAACTTTATTTCAGAATACAAATGCTTCTGATTTTATAAATAATATTAACTCTCAATTCAGTAAACTGGAATATGCTTCTCCAGAAAAGTTTATAGAAAGGCAAAAAGAAGTAGAAGATTATTTCAACGGAATAAAAGATCAATTAAAAATAGCTTATCCTGATATAGATGATAGCAAACTAGCTTCTATTCAAGAAGGCTTAAAAAGACATCTTGGAAGTATAACTACTGATTACAATAAATATAAAAATGTAATGAATTCAACTGGCTTGTCACTTCACAATTTCACTTCAGGTGCTACAGCATCAGGCAATGAACTAGATAATCTTGCCTCCAAAATGAAGAACTATAAAGACGTGACTGAAGAATCATTAGGTATTTCAAGTACTTATGTAGATGCTTTAGATGATTCTTTATTTAGTTATGAAGCCTTAACAAATCAATTAGCTGGTTATTCTCAACAGACTTTAATAGATATTTTTAACAAAGAACAATTAACTGAAAAAGAACAACATGTAAAAGATTTATTAAATAATCGATACAAAATTATACAAGATTTAGCTTCTGTCTATCCAGAACTCATGAACAATGATTATAAATTTATTGGTCTTTCTTCAGAAAAAATAAATATGATGAGCGCAGAAAATAAGGCAAATGCTGCATTATTAAATGCCTATAGATTGTTTCGTGAAAATAAACTTACAGAGGAACAAAAAGCCACTCTTGATCTTGCACTTGAAACAAATAAACGTATTGCAATTATTAATTATGAGATTGCAGCACTTGCAGAAATAAGTTATAAAATAGACAACCCATCTTCTTCATCTGACATAACAAATCTACAAAATGAAATGAGTTATCATAGAACAGTTGATAAAGTAACTCCTAAAAAAGCTGAATTAGTTGATTTAAAAAAATTACAAATACATTACGGTGAAGAATTAAGCAAAATTGGTAATAATGTCGCTTCAGTAAATACAGCTGAAAAAAACGCTAATAAAACAACCCAACAATCCACTTATGTTACTGACAAATATAAAATGTCGCTAGAAAACTTAAATCTTGAAATTCAAAAACAAGTAAAACTTCAATCTACTTTTCCTAAGCATTCTGAAGAATATCGTAAATCACTAGAACAGCAATTAAAACTAGAAAAAGATAAATTATCAATTATAGAAAGACAAGCTAGCTCCATCCAATCTCAAATCTCTTCATCAAAAATCAATAAAACTGGTGTGATTACAAGTAATGAATCGACATCAAATACTGCAAAAAAAATAAGTGGATGGTCGGGTAAAATTACAAGTTCTTACGGAGGACGTCTAGATCCTATTACTGGTCAACCAGATAAACATTTAGGTATAGATATTTCAGCTAAAAAAGGGACCCGATTAGAAGCAAACGTATCTGGTACTGTCGTAAAAGCAGGTAACGCTGTAAAAAATAATGAAGATGATACATATGGAAATATTGTAGTCATTAGAGATGATTCGGGCATTGAACACCTTTATGCTCATTTAGATAAAACTGTAGCCAAAGTTGGTGAATACGTTCAAGCAGGGACTTATATTGGTGACATAGGAAAAGAAGGACGGACAACTGGTCCCCACCTTCATTATGAAGCGCGTAAAAACGGCCAACAAATTGACCCAACAGCCTATTATAAAAATGCAAATTCAGGCACAATACCTGATTCATCAAATGTTACAGCAAGTGGACAACAAGCAATTGATCAAGCAAAATCTGAACTAATCAATTTGCAAATGGATATTTTAAATCAAAAAGAAGCTATTGCAAAATTAGAAAAAGAAATTATTGATGCTTACTTACTTCCATTTGAATATAAGAAATCCAATTATGATAAATTCCTGGAAAATAGCGCTAATCGCTTAAAGAAATATAAAGAATCATCAAAGGAGTACCGTAATGAATTAGATAAGCAAGCACAAGCTTTAATTGAAAAAAGGAAAATAAATGTTGCTGAAATTGAGCAATTAAAACAATTTATTAATAGTGGTCAACTATCCGCCTCTGTCGTCGATGAGTATACTGAAAAATTACACGAATTAGGTAAAATCAATAGCGAAATTGATTTTGCAATTGTTGATGTTGATACGGCAAAACTAGAGTCGTATATAAACCTTGTAGATGATTTAATCAATTCCTTTGAAGATAAACGTAAAACGAAAGATTCCGCCCTTGATTACGAGTATTTGGTTTTAAATGAACTCGATACTGCATCACTCAAATATCAACAATCGCTTGAAAAAATTAATAAAACCATGCGTGATAAACAAAATATTAATCGTCAAGAATTAAGTGATATTCAAAAATTAATTAATAATGGCCAATTATTTGGCGGGGCATTAACGAAAGCAAATGACAGAGCGACCGAATTAAAAACGGACATTAAACAACTCCAGCTTGATTTACAAAATAATAATTATGAAATCATTATTAATATTAAAACCCAATCTGATGTAGCTATTGCCGATATGCAATTTGAGCAAGATAGAGCAGAAGCAATTCGTAAAATGTATGAAGAAGGTTCTGCAGACTATGCCAAATATACTGATATCATGCTAAAGCAGCAAGAAAAAATCGCAGAGAAACATTTAGAAACAAGCAATAATTTAGCTGAAGAATTAAAACGACAAGATATAACAATTGAAGATGCCAAGAAAACTGAAGATTTATTAAAAGCGGAAACTTTAGCTTATATTAATGCCACATTGGCTGTAAAAGATTATAAAAAACAGGTTGAAGAAGCTAATAAATCCAAATTAGAAAAAATTGCGAATGATTTAATTTCCGCATATAAAGATTATGTTCAAGAACGTAGAGATGAACATATGAAATTAATTGAAGATGAAGTCAATCAAGAAAATGAAAAACATGAAAAAATCATGAATAATCTTCAAGATGAAATGGATTTATTTAGAAAGAATGTAGAGGATAAATTAAAGCTTCTAGATAGGCAAGAATCTGAACGTGATTATGAAATGGAAATAGGCGATATGGAAAAAGAAAGAAATAATGTTCAAAGCCAATATAACCTATTACTACTTGATAACTCACATGAATCAAAATCTAAGCGAAAAAAATTGCAGGAACAACTAGCTGAAATTGATAAACAAATTGCCGAACGTAGACATGATCGAGAAACTGAATTACGTAAAGAGTCTTTAAATGATGCACTTGAAACAAAAGAAGAAGAAATAGACGAAAAAACCAAGCTTCAAGAGAATGAACATGAAAATGTCCTCAATAATATTAACCGTGAAAAAGAGTATTGGGAAAAACATTATAATGATTTACTTAATGATGAACGAAAGTTTGCACAATTAAGAGAAGACATTATGGCAAAAAACTTTGATAAAATTACTGCCGATTTCCAAGGATATATTAATGAAATGAATTTAACCATGCCAGGATTAAAAGATACAATGAATGGCACTATGGAAGCAGTTGGTATATCTATTCGTTTAAATGTTATAGACCAACTACAAGAAGCCTTAAATTTAATTGATAAATTTAAGGCTTCACAAGTTGAATCAAATGGTTTACCAGAAGGCTATAATCCTGAGATTGATAAAAATTACGGCAATGGTACTTCATCAAAAGGGAATTTATCTGAAGCACACTTAAAAGTGCTACTAGGGAAATTTTTAACTGATAATGTTGCGAATATGTTGACAGGTGTTGAAAAGGAACAAGCTCATTATAAAGGGAATATTTACGGGGAAGCAGGTCGCAACCAAGGAGCTAATAATATTTCAAAAGATATTAGTTTTGATTCTGCGATATCTGGACTAACTCAAGCTGAGATGGAAACTTTAAGAGCATACTTTAAAGAACAATCTAATATTAACGATGGAGCCTATTCAAAATACTTTAATCAGTTTTTAAATGGTGGTGCTATAGGTGGCTCTTCTGAAAACTCCTATAACAATGCTTCTAAATATGGTATTGGTGCTTCAATAAGCCTAGGAGATTCTAGGGTGTTAACTGCTAAATACTTTAAGGATGTGTTGGTCAACCAAATTAGTGACCCTATACAGCAACAAATATTACGTAATACTGCTGATAATATGGCTAAAGCTGGTAGAGATCAAGGTTCAAAAATCCAGACGAATGCAGGTTACAGAGAGATAACTAATACTTTAAATGCAACTCAAAAATCCCAATTAAAAAATATGATGCAAAATTACATAGAATTTATTCAAAACCCTAAATTACAAGATTATTTTCGAAGTCATATAGCATCATTAGATTCAGGCGGGTATATGAATTGGTCTGGAAGTGGTATTGATGGTAAAGGTGGTAAAGCAATCATCGCACATCCAAATGAAATTATGTTAGATTCGGCAGATACTAAAGGTTTGTTTAACTCCATTAATGTCATGGATAAAATTTTTAGTGCCCTATCCCCTTCTTCATTCCGTTTGCCTGAAACGTCTATGTTAAAATCTTATCATTCTGAAGGGGCTACTTACGGCAACATAAACATTGAATTCAATATTGATAAAATGAATGGAGATATGAATGATCTTAATAAATTTAGCAAAATGATTAACGATAACTTACTACGTAAGAAAGGAATGAGAACTTAGTGTTAGAATCTATTCATTTTATGTATGATCATATTTCATCAAAGGATATGGGCGTTTATATTGGCTGGTCTTCGGGTAAATTATTCGAAGAGAATTTTTTACCGCAACGTCGCATTATCGAAAAGAAAATCGCCAATAATGAAACACCTTACTTTCAGAGAGTGGAACATGATCCACTCTCTTTTACATTGTCTTTTTATATTGATGATTGGGTTAATGCGCAAGATTTGAGAAAAATTGCACGTTGGCTCTTTCAGCCCTATTATAAGCCACTAGTCTTTGATTCTAATCCTAATCGAGTGATGTATGCACTTGTAGAAGGTGATTCTCAATTAATTCATAATGGGCTCAAACAAGGATTTGTCGAGTTAACTATTCGATGCAACTCCCCTTATAGCTATTCGCATGAACAAATAATAGATAAAGTCGCGTTCAGAGAAGCCAATAAGCACTATCTGCTAAAAGATGATAACGCTACATTTGCGGAAGGACAATTGCATAATATGAAACTCACTTCGAATGGATTAACTATCGATGAACTAACGAACACTTGGGGCACTTTATATGCAAATACTATAAGATGGAGTGATATTTAAATGGAAACTACAACTAAATTGGACTTAAAAATTGTAACCGAAGATACGTTTGAACAAGATGATATTAAAGAGACCATTATCAACTATGGTAAAAATTTTTCTAAGCTTGAAAAATACTTAAAATCTACAGTACAGTCTATTGAAGATTTAAATGAAAATACTTTCTATGCAACCGGTCATGTGATATGGAACAAAACACCTGCCATTGGGAGCCATATTGGTTGGGTTGCCACAAAAGAAGGCATTCATGCTAAATCGAGAATAAGGAATAAAGATTATGTGGTTGGCGAGTTAATAAAAGCTGTTCCAGATAATGGCGGTTTGTACGAATGTGTAGTCGATGGTAGAAGTTCAACTAGCTCCCCTACCTATCTTACTGGATTAAATCAAGAGTTCTACGATACAAACGGAACCAATTGGCGCAAAGAATATAACTATGAAGTAGGCGATATTATTTATCCTACTAACGGTAATAAACAATACTACTATATTTGCGAAACAGCAGGATTGTCTTCGACTACTGAGCCTGAATGGACTGCTATTCAAAATGGAATTACATCTATTGATGGCTCTGTCGTTTGGCGTAAAGCAAAAACAATTAAATGGAAACGGATTGGCAGTAGCTGTGAGTTCAGACCGTTTGGCAAAATTGAATAGGGGTGCTTATTATGAAAAAATGGGGTGCTGTTCTAAACGTAAAAGGCTCTTATATCTCTAAAATTCATTCGATTTCTACTAATGCCCATAAATATTTTACTACGATTGCGGCAAGTATTATAAATATCCATGCCCAACAAATCGAATTTTATTATTCAGTTTCATACGATACAGTCAATTGGACAAATTGGGCACCAATAAATTTTAATAGTACCGATTTACTAGATCAATATGGTCTTCAAAACTTGTCTTTTCGCTATAAAATTGTCATGAGTACTACTAAAGAGTATCAAAAGCCATATATACAAGCATTTTCTATTAATTTTGATCCATGTGCCGTTATAGAAAACTTAGGTGATTTCAATTTAAAACCTAAGCTTTGGATTACAAAAACAAACGGAAATGGACCAATCGAAATCATTAATACCGTGACAAATCAAAAAATGCAATTACATAATTTAATTGATAACGAAGAAGTTTATATTCATTGTCAAAAAGAAGAAATCGTGTCAAATAGACAGAATTTAGGGGTCTATCGCTATGATGATCATAATGATGAATTTTTAGAATTAGTTGTTGGAAAGAACTACATTCAAGCAAACGGTGATTTTGATATGCATATTAGGTATCAACATCAATTTATTCAACAATAATTTCAGTGAAAGGAGGTGATAAAGTGAAAATAGGTGACATTAATTATGATTTAAAAGTAGTAAAACCGCGAATATTCCTTTGCCGCCCTGATAAAAAGACAATAGCACCACTAAGTGAAGCCTATGATATTAGTTATAGTACAAAACTATCTGTATTAAATGAACTATCATTTAAGATTCCCACTGTGATTTTTCAAGACGGTGTGCCAATGGACAATAGAAATATACAAGCGATTAAAAATCGTTATTTATTTAAAATGAAATTTGGTCCTATTACGGAATACTTTTTATTAAATGAATCGAACAAATCGTATAGTGATGATGAATATATACAGTATTCCGCCCTATCTTTAGGTGTGCAATTAAGTGACAAAAATATTCGAGACTTCGAAGTAGTTAGTAAAACACTTGCACAAATAGCTACAGAAATATTGGCATCAACCAATACGAAATGGAAGGTTGGATATGTCGATAGCTTTTTCGAAACACATCGAAGTTACGAAGTTTCCTCAAATAATATATTAGAAATCATTTATGATTTAGCAAACGTATGGAACGCCCTTATCGTTTGGGATACTGTTACATGTGATATCCACTTCTATAAACCCGATAATATTGGCAATAATAAAGGATTTTACATTCGAGATGGAAAATATATGGAAAGCTTTAATTTATCTACCAATACGATTGATACGATAACTCGCTTAAAGGTATACGGTCAAGAAGGACTGACCATTCATCGATTAAATCCAACAGGCCAGTCTTATTTAGAAGATTTTAGATTCTATCTCTATCCCTTCAAACGAGAAAATGGAGTTGTCGTTAGCCATTCAGAATATTTGAGTGATGAGTTGTGTATAGCATTAGAAGATTATCGTACATTAGTTGACTCATTGGCAGAAAAGTTTACTTATTTAACTACAGCAATCACCACACAAACGGCTATAATTCAAACCGAAAATCAGCTACTTAGCACTTTAATTACACAAAAAATCATTTTGGAAGATGAGTTAGATTTATCTAACGCCAATTTTCAATCCAACTCCCCTGCCCATTTGGATATTATTAGCCGATTAGAGGCAAAAAGAAATGAGATTTCCAATCAAGAGGCATTTATTCGACAATTAAGTTATCAACTAAAAAACTACGAAGATGAGTTGGAACAATTAAGAAATAAATTACAAAGAGAGAATAATTTCTCAAATGAGCAACTAGCAGAGCTATCTAATTTTGAAATCGAAAAAGAATATACAAATGACTCCATTGTCGATGATCAAGATTTATTAACAGAAGCGCAAGAAATTTTTAGGCAATATTTAGAACCTAAAATTAAATTGGATATGAATATCATTGATTTTTTAACCGTCGTAGAATGTCAAAATGATTGGGATAAACTCAATTTAGGGGATATCGTTTCTGTTCGTTACGATCGATTACAAGTAGATATTAAGGCAAAAATTACGGAAATTACATTTGACTTTGAAAGAGAAAGTATTTCAGTAATTATTACGAACGAAATGGACGAAAAAAATACTTGGTTAGAGCAGCTTAGTAAAGCTGGTAATACTTCTACCCTTGTCCAAATGGAGAAATGGAAGTGGAATCTTTCCGAAAAAAACAACGGTGCCATTAATGACATCATTCATAATAAATGGGACGCGTTAAAAAATGCGGTCATGGCAGGCTATAATCAGCAAATTGAAATCAATGAACGTGGGATTACTGTAAAAGATTTAACAGATCCTTTAAGCTGGTTAGTGATCCAAAATGGATTTTTAGCAATTACCAATGATAACGGTAATTCATGGAAACATGCTATTTCGAAAGATGGCATTTTTGGCGAGCGCATTTTCGGCAAAATTATTTCTGGTGTGAATTTAATCATCGAGGATGAATCAGGTATTTGGCTCACCCAAGGTTCACGGACAACAATCTATAATCGAAACGGTGATGAAGTCATGCGTTTAGGGTTAGTAACAGATGACCCAGAACCCGAATGCTTTGGATTAACTTCATGGAACGATATTACAAGAGTTGCTATTACAACTTGTGAAGGGTTCGCAGTTAGTCAAAAAGAAGATGACAATTGGAAGAAAATTTTATGGGCGAATACAGACGGAACATTATATTCTCGGAACATGGTAGCTGAAAATATCAAAATCGTTAATAATCTGGACCAATTAATTTTAGATGCTGAAAATAATTATTTTGATATTGGTTTATTTGATAAAATTGTTGCAGATGGTAAGTTAACGACACTTGAAAAATTGGAGCTTATTAAAGAATTATATAAAATCCACGCCGACTACCAATTACTACTTCAGCAAGCCCAAAAATATATACGAAGTGAACGAGATAATGAGACGGATGTAAATGGTCCATTTGATATAGCTACTCAAACCTTCCCTACTGTCTATTCGATAACAGATCGATACTCAACAAGTAAAGTGAAAGAAGCCTATTTAGCATTAATGAACTACATAGATAGTTACATAAAAGTATTGAAAAACGGTTACCGAGAGACTGAAAACTTAGAAATTGATATGACAGATCCCCTTACTGAATCCACGAGTTCTATTGAAAATCGTGGCTTTTTTGTGCAAAAATTTAAAGACTATTACGACGAAGCTACACGTTTACGACAAGCAATTGAAGACTCCCTATTTTATTCAGGCATTCATATGGGCTCTTATAATAACAATTTAATCATGAATGAATTTGGGTTTATCGCTGTTCGAAGTGATGGGAAATATCGCGCATTCCTCAATGCCACAAATGGACTTGCCCTACAAAAGTGGGAAAATAATCAATGGGTAAGTAAATTATTTGCTACACTGGGCGACGATAAGTGGGAAGACGGTACCCTCTACGCTGAAGGATTGGTGACAAAAAATCTTCGGATTGTAGACGGCAATTTAGGTGATGCTATCACGCTTGATTGGGAAAAGGGGATTACCATCTACGGAAAAAACAGAGAAATAATTAAGCTTAACGCCAATGAAGCAATTTCTATTTATGTGGGGAATGCGAAGAAATTTTACGTTGGCACTGACGGTAGACTTTATGCAAAAGATATTACTACACATAATCTTAAAATTGTGGACGGGTCTTTAGGAGAGAAAATTATTTTCGACCAAACTAAAGGCATTACGATTAATGGGAATAATGGAGAACAAATCCGCTTAAATGCGAATGAAGGAATTGCCATTGATGCCAAAGGTGAAAAGCGTATTTGGATTGGGAAAGATGGGCTTATTTACGCTAAAAAGCTTCTTGTTATGGGCAATGATAGCGATGAAATCATTAAAGATGTGGACGGCAGCTATATTTCAGATTTAACCGTTAATAAATTAAAGACACTTAATTCCAATCAACCTCAAGATTTTATTCATATTAAGGACAATTTCTTTAAAATCAAAACAAATTATGGCGGTGCTGAAAAAGATAAGCTCACCATTACAGTAAAAGAAACAGGAGATGCCGCTTACCCCCATATGACTTGGGGTGCTGGTGGTGATACAGGCGCTGGAAATAATGTGGGGTACCAGTACAAAAAAAGTGATGGTTTCTATTTTGATTATGTAGGTACAGATGGCCAAAAACGCGAATTTGCCCTTAAAAATGGCGATGAATCTATTTTAATGAAGACACCCCATTCTATGAACTTTGATGGTAAAAACATTAATTTCAAAGCCTCCTCTGCCATTACTCTAGCTGTAGGAGAAAACAAAATCATTATTAATGGTGAAGGTGTCAAAGTCAATGGTACACGAATTAACTTAAACTAAGGAGGCGGTGACATGCCAGAAGTAGCGATAAAAGGTGCCAAAATACAAAATACTATGGCTCCAAATCATATTCAAGTAAGAAAGCTTAATCCTGATACTATTCCTCCCTACTCCTCCTATATTTTTGATTACATTAATGCAACCATTGAAGGAGAAATTAACGAAGGCAGTTCCAATGTATTTGTAAATGGAAAGGAAGTGGTATTCTCAGACGCTAAAACAACAGAAAATGATAGTTATTCCCTTCCTGATGGTTGGACTTATGATAGCGGTGCTCATACAAATATGAACGGTTCCGTTACTAATGGCAGTCCTACAGTTTTTGTTAATGGAAAGCCATTAGGAAGAAAAGGTGATGCAATTAAAACACATGCTGGCTCAAATGCAATAATTACTGAAGGTTCTAGCAATGTGTTTGCAAATTAATAATGAAGAAAGAAGGTGATACTTTGTCATTACCTATAAACTATTTAGAATTTAATAACCCTATCCATATCGTTTGGAGAAAAGGGTCACCAAACGACCCTTTTATCGATAGACTTGATATTGCACGTGTAGTAAATCAACGTGTGTGCTTATTAGAAATTCCTGATGAATTGTTTAAGGTACGTATTGCAAACATGCTTGAAATAAACTATGAAGCATTTATAAAACATAACCTCAGTGATCATGAGTTTTACGTTGACTATACGAATGGTTTTGTTTATTTTCATCAATCAAAAGAAGCACAAACACTGTCCATTATTTATAAAGGAAGAGGCCTTATCCTCTACCCTTCCACACGGATTATTCACTATGACGGAACAACTGCTACTGAATCATTGCATCACATTATTGAAAAAAGCAAAACTCAAGTACAAGAATTAATAGATCGAACAGATACATATGAAAATTACTTAAAACGCCTTGTGGTTGCCATTAATGATGCTTCTAATGCAACCGATCAGGCATTAATTGCAACACAAAAAGCACAAGACGCCACAGAATTGGTCAAAGATGCCTATGAAACAACCGTGTTAATATATCAGCCTTATGTTCATACATATAAGGATATTGCCAAAAAGTACCCTTACCCTGAAGTTGGCTGGACAACTCAAGTTTTTGATACAGGTATACGCTATCGCTGGAATGGTAAAGATTGGACTCCGATTGATGCATTAGGCGGTAATATCCCATTAGCAAGCGAACTATTAAATGGCTTAATGAGTAAAGAACATTTCATTAAATTAAAAGGTATTACGGAATTTGTTAACGACAAAACAATTGTATTTATTATCCCGAAAGATATTTTAGAAGGTGTGCAAGACCCTCATATAGTTTTTGATTATGCTGGCGAAATTGTCGAAATCAAAGCTTCCGTTACATCAAAAGGCTTAGAACCAACCCCTATTTGGGTACAAAAATCAGCTAACTTCGCGGATTGGTTCAATGTAACCGATAATCCAATAATGATTAGAGAAAACAATAATCTTGATGATCAATCTCATACTTTAACAGCATTTACCGTGCAAAAAGGTGATATTTTCAGATTAAATATTCCCTCCTTTTCTGTGGATGCCCAGAATCTATCTGTCAATGTCAAAATCATGTTAACCGACTCTTTAAACTCCTAGCGGGACTTAAAGAGTTTTTATTATATAAAAAACAAAATGAACTAGAAAGAAGGAATTTATTTATGTCTAACCAACCAATCGTATCATGGTATGAAGGTACTAATGAATTATCAAAACAAGTTAATTACACAGTGAACTACGATACTGTTGATGCTGCATCCCGATCAGAAACAAAGATATTCTATATTTGGAACAATCGAGGGGGAGCAACCGATGCTCCTAAAATGGAAGAAGTAACATTTACAACACGGGATCGAAGCGGTGGGACAGGCGATTCAGATGGAATGGTTGTAGAAGCTGTAAAAAACAATTGGTTCCATGTCCGTGTTGATAGTTTATCAGAGTCCCGCTTCTTACCTGTTGGAAAAGGCGGAAATCCTCTTAATCCATCAGGTACTAAGGACTTAGGCACAAACGGCACTACTACAAATATTAACGCTGCAACTGCTCAAGTTTGGTCTGCTGAAACAGCAATGACACTAGATGCATACGTTCAACCAACATCAAGTAATGATTATATTTATAAAGTAACGAAAGCTGGAACGACAGGTGTTACACAACCTTCATGGCCTACTGTAGAAGGCAACACTTTTATGGATGGAACGGTAGAATATATAGCAATTAAAATTAATAAAACACCGAAGGCTAAAGAAATTTTAGGTTTAGCCAATGCTACGAATGCCGAAGGAACTAACGCTGATTTAGCAGGCGGTAACTTCGTTAAAATTTCTGTTTATGCAGATGTTCCAATGGATGCATCTGCAGGTAAAAACCTACTAATGCAACGTGTTTCTTATCGTTACGTATAAAAATTAATACAATACGAGTAGTTTTCAGGGTAAGGGTCAGTCCCCTACCCTGTTTTTATGCAATCAATAAAACACTTCAATACAATGAAGGAGATGGGTATTATATGTTATTCACCAATACTGAAAACTATCAGGCAATCAATATCCCCTTTAATTGGAATGCCGATTACGCCAATGGTAAAAACTTCGCTGAGTATGACCTACTTACGCATAAAAAAAATGATTTTTATTTAATTCAGAGAAACCAGGTCATTCGTTTTGGTTTGTTTGGACAAAGGATGAAATTTTATTTCGAAATGTCAGATGGCTCCTTCAACATAGATGGTAGAAAAATTGAAATTGAATATGTGAAAGAAAATGGTACAACCTATCCTTTAACAACGAATTACGAGCATAAAGACCTTATTACATATAAAGAAGCCTTTACTGATTTTAGTAATCAACAAGGAGTTCAACGATCGAATATCAAATCGATACATTTTGGCTATAAAACAAATTACAAGATGGAAGATATCCAACTGTTTTTTCAACCGATTGTCACATTGCCATTTAACGAGCATGCCTTCATTGCTGTAAAGCTTACTTCAACTAAAGCAATGAACGGATATTTGGTTTTCAAAACAAATGGTATTGAGGTAGGACGGTTTTATGCTCCATTAGAAGCCAATCGAGTTGGTCAAATAAACTGGATTATTAAATAATTCGTATAGAAAGGAAGAAGGGAAAATGAAACGATTTTGGTTGCAACTACCTGACAAAAGCAATGATTTTGAGATTACTGCCGCTAACAACAAGTTCTCACTATTTGAATCATCCACTGAACGAAGCTATACAATAGCTGTGGGAAAATACACATTAGAAAAGCTCATTGAAATGTTCTCAAACGAAGGCTTGGTTGCCAAAATTGGCGGTATCAATGCTGATAAGAAAGCTAAATTTCTTGTGTTGTTTTTAAGTCAATCTATTACGAATATTAATGGAAACTTTATTACATTCATAGGCGGTATAGAATCGATTGATACTGGAGATAGACAAGAAGAAAGTATCATTCATTAAGAAAGGAGGATGCTCTCATGGCTTTATTTGGCGGTAATTTAGAGAAAAAAGAAATAGGGCTAGCCCTCGGTGTATCTGGTACATATAAAAACACAGAAATCGACAAAACAACAGGACATTTACGATTAACTCAAATGGATTTTGATAGTAATGAAAACCCGATCTATGCCGCAGAAGGCAGTTGGACTTCGGATGTAATTAATCTCGGAGATAAATTTAATCGCTACGAAAAAATATTTACAACAAACACGACGAATGGCTCAAGCTCATTTACAGTATCCACAAGAGTATCAGCTAACGGTGTAAATTGGTCCGATTGGTTACCTATCACAGCGGACGGAACAATCCAGTCAGATATGAAACCATACATTCAAGTAAGAATTGATTTACTTGCAGGGTTTGTGTCGGATGAATTTATTATTGCTAAAGGGGATTTTGAGGCTAATGAATTTGTTGAGGAAAAGGAATACAAAAAAAGTGGTTACATTGTACCCAAACTGACATCTAATACATCTTCCACAGAAGGTTTTGCTTTTGCTTCTAGTCAATACAATACTAGTTATCCTGCTTGGAAAGCATTTGATAAGGTTGATACTAGTGAAGGTTACGCTACAGCTAGTGGAACTATAGCAGGTTTTATAGGTTTCTGCTTTAATACTGAAAAAATAATTACCAAATATAAATTAAGAAGTATGGCTAGTAATTCACATATAACATCTATGCCTAAAAATTGGATTGTTCAAGGAAGCAATAATACAACAAATGGCTTAGATGGCGATTGGGTAATACTAGACACCCAAACTAACCAATCTTGGAAAGCTGTAAATACAGACAATGAATACTCTTTTTCCACAATAGCGAAATTTAAAGCCTATAGAGTTAAATGGTCTGAAAACAATGGCTATTCTACATACACAGGCATTGGAGAATTAGATTTTTTTGAAAATGGTTCATCAACTTTAAAACTTAAACGTGACTATATATTTGAACAACAACAAGACTTAGATTGGTCAGATGTCGGTAGTCTTCACAGAATAAAGATTTCTCGTAGTCAATGGCAAAGAATTGACAGATTAGAGGTGAAATAAATGGATATTGTAACTAGTTTTGATAATTTGGGTGGAAAAGGTGATAGAACAAATATACTTAGTGGGAAATTAGAAGTGTTGGATGGAAATGAAAATACTTATCTAACCTACACTAATGGTGACCAAATTAGTATAGATATTATTTTCAGTGGGCTAGAAGGGAAACTATATATAGATTGTATTAAAGTAATACGAACAAACTATGGTTTTGTAGATAAACAAATACTATTAAACAATAAATTAATAGGTACTTTTGATGATAATTTAGATTCCCCCCTACCCATGTTAACAATAAGAAAAAACGATAAGTTAACGATAAAAGGGAGAAATAACCAATCAGGTGGAGGTACATACGCAACTTACATAAAAGAAATTGAGTTTAAGACATTTTTTGTACCTGATAAATCTTTTATTTTACATAATTCAGAGTATAAAAAATTTAATGATGAAATACCTGCACGTTCTACTACAGAAAATCTTATCCCAATTATGACTAGTAACATTTCGCCAAAAGGAAAAGTTACAGCTGGATATGAATATGACCCTGCTTGGAAAGCATTTGATGATGGCACAACATCTAGATCTTTTTGGTATGCGAATAATAGTGCGAGTACTAATTGGCTTCAGTATGAATTTGAAGAAAAAACTAAAGTAATCAGAATTTCTTTAACCTCATCAGCTGTAAGTGGCAGTAATTATGGAATAAAAAACTTTACTATTTCGGCATCAAACGATGGTTTAATTTATGACACATTATACACAGGTTTGCACCCAAATAACGATAAAGAATTTTCCTATAACTTAACAAATGACAAAGAATACAAAATGTATAAAATACAAGGAGATAGCTATAATAGTATAAATCAAATGCTAATAACTTCACTAAAAATGTTTGGTGAATATATTCCACACATCCCTTCTCATTGGTCTACAGTATCTAAGATTCTCCCAAAACATAATGAATTTCTAGAGCAAGGCATTTATCTATCCCCTCTCCTTAATCGGAAAGTGACAACATTAGAACCTGCTGAAATGACTCTAAGACACGATATTTTAGATATTGGAGAAGTTGGGAAGGTTTTTAGTAAGACTATTGATTTAAAGAAATATCTTGATATTAGAAGCATTCGAACTGAGGTGAAATAATTGCCAACTCTAAATAATAATCAAATAGAACTATCGTTCAACAAAATTTATTACGTTGATGCCATGAATGGTTCGGATTCAAATAGTGGCTCTAAAATTTCTCCTTTCCAATCTGTTAACTTTGCAATTACTAAATGCTCTCTAACAGGTGATGCAATTTTTGCATTTGCAGGTACTCATGATGTAACAAGGGTTGCAGGAGACTATGATTCAGGTGGATTGTGGGATGATAATAAGGAAATTTATTTCTTTGGAGAAAACAAAAAAACAATTTTCCTCTGTGACGGGAATAAGCATAAAGGTAGAGATACACATTGTATTATGTTTCAAAATAAAGGAACAAAAGCATATAATATTACTTTTGACTTTAAAGTTGGTAGTAGAACAAACAATTATCAAACTTCTATAAGTGGTATCGGTGGTGGTGCAGTAAGAGGAGAAGTAATTAATTGTTTATTTAAAATAGATTATACAGCCCCAAGTTTTACGTATTCTAATAGTGCAACTTCTGTTATCAAGTTTTTGAATTGTACCTTTGATGTAAAGGGAAATTTTATGTCAAGCTATTCAGGTGCAGGTTTTACTATTGAAAACTGCGTATCAAACTTTTCCTTTTATGGTGAGGGAACAAGAAAGAACATATACAAAGCTACATTTGATGAAAACTACCATATTACAAACTATGATGAAAGTTCATTAAACATAGGTGTATATACAGGTCTTTCTTCTTGGCTATCTAAATGGTCTTTAAGTGCAGTTCTAATTAACTCAAAAAATAAAATCTATATACCTATCACTGTTGAAAAATCTAGCACAGAAAATCTATCGAAGTATGTTAAAAATGTTACCGCTAGTGGTGGCTCAACTCCTGAGAAAACAATTGATGGGATGTTAAGTTCTTCTTGGTACTTCTCTGGTAGTGTGACTAGTGCATGGATAAAGTATGAATTCAATAATCCAATAGGTATTGACAGTTTAAGTATTTATTCGTGTTATCTAAGTGGCTATGAAGCAATAAAAGATTTTTCTTTTGAAGCTTCTGAAACAGGTTATTTTACGGGAGAGCAAACAGTTTTATACGAAGGAACTCACCCCAATGAAACATCATCATTTTTCATAGACTATAGTTTCAAGAACAATAAGAAATTCAAGTACTATAGAATCAATGTAAAAAATATTTACATTGGCAACGGTGGAAACAACCTGTCTATCTTAGAGGTACAATTTTGGAAAAAACACAGTACTTTAAATATCTTGAGAGTAGACACTCCTTCAAAAGAAAATTTCATTAATTATGGTAGCCCTACAAGCTTTCTTGTGAACGGAACAATAGAGACAAAGTTATACTTATTAAAAAATGAGGAAAAAGAAGATTCAAATAGATTTCTCTCTACACAAATTGAAAATAAACCACTTAAAATAAGTTTTAAATAAAACAGCTTAACAGCATTTATCATAGAGAAGGTGAAAAAATGACAATAAATAAAGTAATTTGGAATATTGATGATACAGATACTGGACTTACAATTACTAAAGACTTATCAATATCTTTTACTGGTCCAAATACTTATAGAGGAGCCAGAGCAAACTTAGGGAGGAATAGTGGAAAGTGGTATTTTGAGGTTTATATTCAAGGCTTATCTTCTTCTACAAATGCTATAGGTGTTGCAACAAGAACACAAGTTCTAACAGGGTTTGATAATGCTAGTGGATTCACAGCAACTAGAGCTTACGGAAATAATGCAAGTAAACTATCTCCCTTAACAACGGGATATGGTGTAATTTACACAGCAGGAGATACTATTGGTGTAGCACTAGATCTAGATAATAAAACCATTGAGTTTTCAAAAAATGGTATCTCACAAGGAGTTGCATTTACTAATTTAGAAGATGAGACTTGGTTTCCTTATATAGTAGGGACAAACACTGATTTTAAAATAACAGCTAATTTTGGCGCTACACCATTTACCTACCCAGTTCCAACAGATTTTGAACCATATGTTGGAAAAACTTTAATTAGTTTAATACTAAAAAACAACAATACTTACTACTCTCTATCAGACAAAACACTTATTCATTTACCTAACAACTCAACTAAAAATATGCAATTATATGGTATTGAGCAGGGAAAGGAGGTTCAATTAGATGTACCTTTTGACAAGATGAACTACGTGTATGACAAAAAAGAAATTTTAGGTAGTGGAATAATATATAGCAATACTATAGAAGACATATCTAAAACTGAAAGAATGACGTTTAATTCAGATAAACAAAGTAAAGTTTTATTTAGCTCAAATAACAAAATATACACTTTTGAGTTTGAAAAGAAATTTAAAGAGCAATATCCCCCTAATATGACTAGCAATACAGCACCATCTCCTTATGTTGCAAGTGCTAGTAGCTATTTAACAAGTGATGGTGGTATGGAAGCTTTTAAAGCGTTCAATGAAAATGTAACAACTACAACATCTTGGTCATGGCAATCAAATGCTTCTTATCTCACTAGTCATTGGCTTAAAATTGATTTTGGAGCAGGAAATGAAAAGATTATACAAGGTTTTCATGTCCATGGATACCGTATTGGAGGTTCAGGTGTAATACCTAGCAAATTAATCCTAGAAGGGTCAAATGACGATAATGTGTTTAATACGATGTTTGAAGTTGTCCCTGTTTCTAGCGAGTGGAATAATAAGGTTACTTATGAATTCGATAACCATTTATCATACAGATATTTTAGACTTACTATAAAACTTCCCTCCGCAGGAGATATAATTATTAGAGATTTCAGACTATATGAATATGATGTGAAACAACAAATAGTTAATTTACCATCAAAAGAAGAATCTGATTTTATTAATTTTGGTATTGACAATAAAAGAGTCATTGACTTCAATTATAAGTTCTCTCAAAGAAAAATAGTGAACTTAGATGGCACAATAACTTTGGATGCAGTGTCATTACCCTTCTCTTTAAAAGATGAATTTTCCGACAAACCATTAAATATATTGGAATATTCAACTGACAAAAATAAAGATTCTTCAATTGTCATAACTGATGTCGACCAATACTCAGTTTATGACTATATCTCAGAGCTCCCCCAAATACTAGTTTACACTGAGAAAACAGACGACATCATCGTCTCCACAACTACAGAACCATTCGACATTTACGATGAGTTCGGGGATAGTGTTGAAGTACTTTACTACACTGACGATCTAGAGGTCACAAATGCTGATTTAATCTTAGAAGCCAATTGGTCACCGCTTGATGAATTAGAGGGTGATTTCGAGATTGTGACATGGACTGATGAAGAGCCTGAGACTGCACAGAGAGTACTTGAAATGAAAGCTATACCTAAACCTCAGTTTATTAAGTTGGTCAATCCAAAGCGAATCTATGGTGCTTTAGATGAAGTGTTAGTGAATGATTTCTCTCAATCCTATCGTGATGAAGCTCGTTATTTTATCTCTGGGACGGATACATCGAAGTGGTATGTTTGGAATAAGGTTCTTAAGAAGTTTGTCATAGCCGATGCTTCTAGTGAAGAAGCTATTATCGCCAATGGTATGAAACATACAGACTTAAACAATATCACTGACACAGAATGGCGAACATGGAATGAACAGTTCTTAAATATTGGGATCTTCTTAAAAGACAATCCTCGTGATACCATCGTTTCAGTTGTTGAAAATGTTTCATATGAAGATTATCTTCCACGTCATACATCCACGATTCAGGACACAAGTCTATATATTTTGAATACAACTGCCAAAATTGATATTGCTTTTAATGGAAATGTTTTAAAAGGAATGTTAAGTGATGATGACTTAACACGCGTTCAATATCGGGTATTACTGAACAATCGCTACTTCTACCCTGCTGATGGCAGCTTTACACAACTAGGTGAATCTCCTCAAAATATTGAGTTAGTAATACGAAGTAAGGACATTAAAATTGATGATTGGAATACTTTAAAAGTAGAGTTTCAAGATTCCTTTGGTACTACCGATTATTGGTCCACAAACTTTATGGGTACATATACAGGGCTTATGTTTAAAGATGTTTACGGTGAATACTTTTCTAATGAAATTGGAGAAGTATTAAAATATCTTGATTTTGGTGTCATTATAGCAGGACAAACGACTGTCGAACATGAGGTATTTCTCAAAAATCAATATGGCTATGATGTTAAAAATGTGCACTTGCTTGCAAATACAACTAATTTCCCAAGCGATATGACGGTCGAGTTTAGTCAAAGTAATTCACCTTTTACACCTCATTCAGATTTAAAGCTCAGTGGTGTGCTTGCGAATAATGCTGAAACGTCCTTTTTTATTCGCTTAAAAACAAAATTAGGTTCAACGCCTGACGCAAATGGATCGTTTGACATTATCGTGAGAGCTGATAAAGCCTAATCACAATACAATGTGATAAGGAAGTGAAAAGATGAACGAAGATAATAATGAAATAGTAGAGAAGAATTCTCCCCTACAACAACAGACAGATGAAAACGAAACTTTGCAAAACGATTGGCTGAGCATAGAATCTGTCCTTACCGTTAGCAATAGTTTTAAGGCAAAATATAGTTTAATTGCGGTTGGCAGCGCTGATATTTATACAGAAATTATTTCAAGACCTAAAAAAAGTGCTGACGTTCATACGGAAATTATTTCTCGTGCCTATGGAGAGTCTTCGAAAGAAACTTACATAAACATAATGTACCGAGGAAATGCAGATGTACTAACAGTGATTCAACCCATTGGATATAACAACCTACTGGCCGAAATAGAAGTGCCGCCGCACAACAGAATGTCGGCTATTTATGAAGTTCAACAACCGCCAATTATTACGAATGTATTCACCCCTACTCAAGACGCTTTTACTCGTGAAAAAACGGAATATCAAACGATTAACTATGGTGATTATTCATCTATGTTGGTAGGTCACGGTCATGATGATATTTGGCGATCTTTTGTACAATTTGACGTTTCTTCTATCAATCCTTCTTATGTCTTAACAAATGCATATGTAAGGCTGTACTACAGTGGTAGTATTCCTAATGACATTCAACTGGAACTTTTAAATTCTGGTAGTAAATGGTCAGAATATAGTATTACACACTTAAATCGCCCTACGCCTATTCAACTAATTACCAATCAATACACTATCAATGAACAAGCAGGTTACGTTGAATTTAACGTGTTCGATATCGTAAAAAGTTGGGTCTCCCTTAGTCAAGTGAATAACGGCTTTATTATTCGAGTATCGAATGAAATAGCCAATGGCTCCGCTAACTTTAAAACAAAAGAATCGCTGCAACCTCCTGAACTAGTAGTAAATTATTTTGACTCTACAATATTTAGTTTTGGTAGAAGTCAGCACATTACTGAAATTTTTGTTTATACGTCGCGGCATTCAGTTAAAGAAGCGGAAATCACAGTTGGTTCAACATTTGAACATTCTGATTATGATACATATCTATACGTTCATCGTGATGAAGTACCTCTCGATGAAGATATTTTCGTAGATATTCAAGTGAATCAACCGTTTATTCCAACTGAGCTTGTGGTAGCTATTCCAGATGAAAGCAAGATTTTGACGGAGATTAGCGTTAAAGTTGCAAGAACTTCTTCGATTTTTACAGATATTACTATCAATAAACCAAATATTCCAATTGAAATTACAGCATCCGTAGGTAAAGATGAAGATCATGAAATAGTATTAGTTGTAAATAAGCCTTTCACAGAAGCAGAAATCACTATTCCTTCACATAAGGATAGTGATATGAATACTGAAATTGATATTAACACTATTTTTTCAAGTATTGTACATACTGAGATTCTTGTAAGTAAAGATACTATTCCTGTTGAAATTTCATCACGAGCTCTTAAAGATCATAACTTATATTCAACAATTTCTATTTCTAAACCAAATATTGAAGCAGAAATCGCGGTAAACTATCGAGACGATATTTGGATTGAAATCGAACCAAATATCATTAGTAATCTTGCAACTGAACTTGTTGTATCAAAGCCTGCAGTTGCAACTTGTATAGCCATTAGAGTACAAGAAGATTTTGATTCAAATGCAGAAATTTTTGTCTCTTACATAAATGAAATCAATACCGAGATTACAGCAAAAAAAGTTAGCCAGTTACCTACTGAAATTGATATTAAGGCTGTTAGTCAAATTGACACGATATTAACTGTATCAAAACCATCTATCCCTACTCAAATCACAATTCCAACTTGGGATAATTCAGATATTTTAACAACAATAAAACCGCGAATATTGTATGTAAACAACTTAAATACAATCATTAGGGTAAATGGTGGCGTTTCAGGTTATGCATTTATAATGTAAAACAGAAAAAGGAGAAAAACGATGATTATTAAAAATTACGAAATTAGTGAGTTATATGCTTTTCTATTTAACCTTATTTTAAAAGGGAAAGAGTCACGCATGCGTACCAGGTTTCTCAAACTATTGGAAGATCAGCTAAATTTAGTGAATCAGGAAAGACAGCAATTAGTAGCTGATTATGCGGATAAAGACGACAACGGAGAAGTTTTATATAACAAAGAAATTGTTGATAATAAGGAAATTGAAATACCTATTTTCGATAAAGATGCTGAAAAAGAAGTTCAGCGTCAAATTTTAACTTTACTTCATGAAGATTTTATTATCGAGGAAACGGCAGATAAATTGGACATGCTGCAAGTTTTACAAGAAATACTGTTAAATTTAGATTTAGAGTTCACTGGTAAAAAAGCAACTTTATATAATCGATATTGCGAAATTTTCGAGGACATCCAATTACTTGAAAATCAATAGAATTCTTTTGGGATAGTTGTGGACTGTAAATCCACACTATCCTTTTATTATTTTTTAAAGTTGGTGATGAATGTGGAAAGTGAAAAACATGGAGAACGATTGGCGACTGTAGAAGTAGAAATGAAGAATCACGAAAAAAGAATTTCAAAATTAGAAGGTAACCATGAATTATTACAACGTTTAACAGTCGTTTCAGAACAACAACAAGAAATGAATAAATACCAACAAATTCAATTAAATCGAATGGATAAAACATTCAATAACATCAATATTAATCTAACGAAACTAAACATGTCACAAGTAGAACTGCAAGATGATGTAAAAGGTATTGGCAAACGAGTAGACAGTATTGAAGAAGATTTAAAATATGAATCTGCAAAAGATAACATCTCCATTAGCGAAATCATTAAACAATATCTAAATTGGTGGATTCTTATTCCTCTCACCATTTTAGGCACCGAAATATTAAAATGGCTTGGTTTATAAGAAAGGAAGGATTATATATGAAAATCAACTGGAAAGTACGTAGTCGTAACCCTCAATTTTGGATTACGTTTGCATTATCTATTATTACCCCACTATTCGCCTACTACGGCATTACTGGAGCTGATTTAACTACTTGGGATAGTGTATGGAGCTTAATAATCAATGCCGTGTCTAATCCCTACGTATTAGCTTTAATGGCAGTAAGCACCTATAATGCCGTTTTAGATCCTACCACAGCTAATTTTAGTGACTCTCAAAACGCATTGACATATGTGAAACCGAAACGAGATGATTTTATTGACAATTAATATTAAACAACATTTAGTACACCCTTCAAAATATACGATTAAATGCCCTTATACGATTAATGCAAAATTTTTAACGGTACATAATACAGCTAATGATGCATCAGCAGCAAATGAAATCAATTATATGATTAGTAATAACCAACATGTATCCTACCATTTTGCTATCGATGATAGAGAAGTAATTCAAGGTTTGCCTTTAAACCGTAATGGTTGGCATTGTGGCGATGGTAAAGGATTTGGAAACATGCAATCAATTGGTATTGAAATTTGCTATTCTAAATCTGGTGGTAAACGTTATGCAAATGCTGAAAAATTAGCTACACAATTTATTGCACAACTTTTACTAGAACGGGGTTGGAAAATTGATAGAGTAAGAAAACATCAAGATTGGAGTGGTAAATATTGTCCACATCGCATTCTTGATGAAGGAAGATGGGTATCGTTTTTAAATAGCATTCAAAAAGAACTGAATAAACTCACTAGCAATAAAGGAGGCTTAACTGTGTCACAATATGAAGAAATAAAAGCTGACTGTCAAACAATTTTTCAACAATTAGCATTTATTAATACAATGTTAGGAATAGTAGAGCGACCTGTTACCAAAGCTCATGAAAAAGGATGGAAATGGGCTCAAGAACAAGGTTTATTAAATGGACAAAACCCACAAAAACCACTTACTCGGGAGCAATTTGCTACAGTTCTTTATAGATTAAATAATCAAAAATAG